CTTCTATAATAACTTCTCTTTCTGCTTCTGTAGTGTTACCATCTGAATCAGTTACAGAATAAGTAACTTTCTGCCTTGTTAATAAACTTGTATCTATTGAAGCTGAATCATCTGTTATGCTTCCTGTTAAATTACCATCTTCTGTATCTGTAGCGGTAGCCCCTGCATCTGTGTATGTAGTACCATAAGACACCGTATCGGGATTGTCTCCTAATATAGTTATCACAGGAGAATCTCCTTTAGCTACAGGCAGAACAACCTGTCTGTCCTTAGTTACAAACCCTTCTACTTCAAAAGTGCTTTTTCCTGTTTGTAAATTTGTCTTTAAGCTGTTAATTCTATACTCTGAATTTTTATATACTATAGTATCATTCAATTGAATAGTTATAAGTAGGTAGCTTGGCAAATAAGCTGTGAACTTTAACCTTCTGTTTTTAGGAACAAATAAAGGCTCTACATAATTAAAATGATAATTATCATAAAGACCACTTCGGCACATAACACCACTCCAAGCTGATTTCTCTTGAGAAAACCATAAGCTCTGAGTTTCGCTTCCCGAGATAGCTGAGTTGTGTAATGTCAAAGTATTGGAGGGAATGTTAAAGGTGCTTAATTCAAAAGTGTCTTTAGCATTGGTTATAGCTAAACCTCCGTTAACGTCTGAAGTGCTGCCTGTTTGAGTAACGTTTATAGGATAGTAAACTATACCCTTAGCGTCTTTTTCAGCATCATCAAAGTCGACTAACTCACCTATTTGAATTCTTGTAGTTAAGTCAAACTCGTTATCCGAAGATAGCTCTGTGGTGCTATGTTTAAGCCTACTATATTCCATCAATTGAAATGGTAATGAGTTTTTAAAAGACTTGTCTGCTGATTCAATAGAAGAAGATACTTTCCTGCTTCCAAATTGCGATACATTTTGACCGCTTAAAGGCGTACTATCAAATCCATCGCCCAATGTAGCCTCGCTTCTTGTTGTAAAGTTCTTAAATTCTGAGTCTTTATATGTGAAATCTACATTATTATATAACATAGATAGGCTCATATTTAGCGTTTTATCGTCTACATATTCCGTTATATCTACAGTATTCCCTGCTGAAAAGTAGTTATCGTAAGAATCTATTACTATAGTTCCGTCAGAATCCTCATAACCTATCAGATTAAACATAGAAAAAGCACCTTTTAAGAAGTCTATTATCTTAATATCAGGCATTAATGTATTGGCATCAATACTTTGTTGACTTCCTAAGGATATTTGAGTTTCAAAAACTGCATCAGTAGGGTTGTTTGTGTTTCTCCAATCTACAGTTACAGAGCAATTTATAGTGATTGCACTATCTGCTTTCGCGTATAATTTGAAGATATGACCTTCAGAACCATTAACTGCTTCAAAAGTTGCAGGAGGTCTTTCTACTATTCTATCTTTAGCCCCTGATACTTTACCGTCTGTTACAGATAAAAGCTCATCAGCAGCTCCGTAAGGGTCTCTTAAAAATATCTCATATTCAACGTCATTTAAAGTAGGAGTAAAGCTATATGTTATTTTGTTGATACCCTTACCATAATTGAAGAATGTCTGATTGTTGGATATAACTATCTCTCCTGTGGATATGCTAATGCTATTACTTATATTATCAGCAAAAGCTATGCTTACGCCATCTGTATCTGAGGCTGCTTTATTTGTCGTTTCAGTCCATCCTGATATGAGAGCCTTGCTTGAGTTTTCAGTAGACTTAATTTTTCCTTTTTTGTTATGCATTAACATAAACAAATCAAACCATTGTTTATTTAATGTATTGTTAAAGAAATCATTTGAAAAAGAGATAGATTTACCTTCTCCAAAATACAATGAATTAGTTTCTATGGCTCTAACTATTGTGTTCATTCTAATAGATGGCTTCAAGTTATTATAAGCCACCCCGTAAACAGGTTCTAAAGATGACAACCCTGAGCTATCTCTAAAAGCTAAGTTTTTATTGAAGTCAGCTATTACGGGCTGCGTGAAGTCTTCAGAATAATAATGACCTCCTGATGTCATTATTAAAGAGTATAATAGAGGTTCATAAGAATCAGGATTACTCGTGTCTGATGCTCCTGCTCTTAAAGCATCCCTATCCATAGATAAACCTGCTTTAACAGATTCAAAATCCTGCAACACACTTACACCTAAATCAGAGTAGTCCAAGCTGCCTATTTTAGTTTCCCCTAATATAGTTTTTAATCTACCTAATCCACCTACAAAATAAAGTTTGTAAGAAGAAGGTAACCCCATCTTAAACATTACATCTCTGAATACTATGTACCCTTTTTTGAAAGTCTGTCCATTAAGTCTTATTTCAGCTTTAAACTTTTTACCTACGTTTACACCTCCAACTGTATCTGCATTATGAACAAACTTAAATACCTTTTTATTATGCTTTGATGCAGGGACATTAAAGTCTTGAGTGTAATCTGCAAAAACCTTTGAGATGTCTTTATTATTCTTTATTGTCTGAGTTATAGTAATCTCTTCATCTTTGAATAATTCTAATCTCTGAAGGTTTAATGTTTCAGCTCCGTCTGAGTCTATATATAGTTCTAATTTATTCATTTATTTATCTTATGTTAGAAATAGAAGAAAAAGAGAAATCCACACTTATGGTGTAATTAATCAGCTTGTCATTTAGTCTTGTCTTGTATTCAAATGTACCGTCTTTCACATCTATAGGTAAAGTTAATCCATCCTTTTCTATCCAAACCTTTCTGCTTAATTCAAGCTCTTTAAATACCTCTAAATAATCTTCAGATATAAAACCCGTAGATAGTTTCATAGAATCTATAGCGTTCTTAGTTACAAATCTATTGTTGTGTTTACTTATTGAGTAGCTATCAGATATTAATGTATTACTTCTGTATTTAGACTCTGACTTGGTCTTCATAGTTTGGGAATTCTTTCCGTCAAAATATACATCTTGTAAAGCTCCGAATTTATTTACAAAGGTTACTTTATATCTTTGATATTTAGAGCAAGTTGGCTCTTTAACTACTATCTTCTCCCCACTAACATATATAGCGTCTACTCCATATAAGTCTACATCATAAGCTAAACTTCTGTAACAATCAGCTTCTTCAAATATACCACCATCAGCAATAACTCTCTCCTTGTAATTATCTACCCCGTTAGTTGTGTCGCTTGATATATAAGTTATCCTACTGCTTGAGTCTGTAGAAGGTGCTACAAATTCCGTAAAAATTGCCTTCCCATTTTTCTCATAAGTTACTCGCTCTGCAAATGCATCAGCTAAAATAGGGATTCTAACAACTGAGTCAGCTCCTTTATATATAACTCTATTAGTTAATAAAATTACATCTGTGTCATCAACTCTTGATAAATTCTGCACTCCTTCTTCGAAGTATCTATAACCTCCGTAACCTTCTAAATTTACAATAGACTGAGTAGCTTCTTGAGTAGGTTCTCCTGCCACTAACACAGTAGGAGTGATAGCATAATCTACCCAAACCATTTGAGAATTATAAGTTCCGTCAAATTCTACATCTAAAATACTATCTATTATTTCAGAAGCGTCAAATATAACCTCATCTGAATTATTTACAGGAGTTATAGTTACTTGGTAAATAAATCCGTTAGCTCTATCAGTTACATCGTTTTGAGTTCCTTCGTATACATATAATTGTATAGCTACGTTTACTAAATCCGTGTCTGAGTATTTTATTAAAAATGGACTTCTTGATTGTATTCTATTCATTTCTTAATATTTTCTTTTAATGTGAAATCTATAAAGTCATCTAAGTCTAATGCAAATGCTTCTACTAATTCTTCAGGTAACTCTTCAAATGCTTTATTAAATGGCTCTGTAAAAAAAAGGGAAGGCTTTATCCCCTTTCTTTTAATACTATTGGCTAATATAAAACCCATTGTCTTATACGAACCGAACCTCCCCTTTTTATCTCTTGGCTGCATACCCCTAAACTTCGCCCATTTAGCTAATGCTCCTGTGTGATATTCAACACCTACTAAATTACTACTTTGTTTATAAGAGTAGTTTCTTAATGATGTTCCTGATTCTGTACCTCTAACACCAAAGTTTTGAAACATTCCGTAAGGATTCATATAGAAGTCCATAGAGAAGCTATTATCACTCACCTTCATATCGCTATCAATTGACTCCCAAAGTTCCTTAGAAACGTTCTTTTTGCTTTTAGATAGGTTTAATCTTGCTTGTTGTCTGACTACCTTTCCAAATTCCTGAAGAACTTTATATGTTTCCTTCATATCCATATTAACAAGTCATATCGTTTAATACTTGTATGTCAAATGTAACAGCCCATCCTGCTAATCTATTCTCAAATCTATCTACAAAAGGCTCAATGTTAGGGCTCCCCTCTAACTGATATAAGTTAGTATATAAATCACCTCTTTTAAGTGAGTCTAACACTCTTATAATAACTGCCTGCTGCGTATTAAATATGTCCTGCTCGTTATCATTACCTGTAAATATATCTGTTACATTATCCTTAGATTCATCTACTATATCCATACATAATAGAGATACATTGTAAGTTAAGACATTCTCACCATAAGAAACAGAATTAACCATAAAATGAGATAATGGAAATATAGTCTTCTTGTTTAAGTCAATCCTATCTAATGCTCCATAAGTAACTGTATTAACAAATGGGGAATCTAACAACTCTTCCTTTACTGTATCTATTAAATTATAAAATCCTTTAAAACTCATTATTTACTTTGTTTTTTAATTTGTCTATTCATCTCTTCAGCCTTCTCTGATTCATAAGCTAAGTATAATAAACAAGAATGTAAATTCATATTACTCACCTCATCGAACTTAGTTATATCACCTTTAGCGAGTGTGTATATTTCTTGATAGCTTCCCCATTTAATCCCAAACTTGTTAGCTCCTTCTGCATCTCCTTTGACTGAAAATAATTCGGGATAGAGTTCACTAATTCTTTCATTAAATTGTAAAAAAAAACCTGCATACCTAACACTATCTTAACATCTAAATCTAAAAACTTATTAGCGTCAGAAGTACCTTTGTAGTCCTCTATAACATATTGACCTTTCTTAAGAATTGGTCTACCTAACCAATTCTTTTTTATAGGTCTGTAAGCAACTGCCATAGCTCTATGCATAGTATCCCAATTAGATATGTAAGACACTAAGTCTCTATTCTCACCGTAAGTTATCTTGTCTAAGTTTGGTATGAATCCATATAATACACCTTTATGCTTAAAGTAAGGAACAAACTCCTTAGTATTATAAACAGACTCAATCTCTTTAGATATCCTTTCAACTTCTTCAATAGACAGCTTCTTAACATCAGCTTCAGACTTACCTGTTAATATAGATATGACCTGCGTCTCTGTAGGTTCTTCTATCTTGGATAGTTCTATGTATCTTTCAAGTGTTATCTTCATAGTCATTATACAAATTTAGTCACATATATATCGTGTATAAAAATTTTTAAAAAAAAGTTTGGTAGTTTAAAAATAAGTATTATCTTTACACCATCGAACAACAACAAAAAACAAATAATTATGAGCTTACAAGAAATTAACAACAGAATGATTTCAATCGAAGAAAGAATTAACTTAGAAGAGCATAAGTTAAACTTGGGTTTAGAGGGTAGATGTCACAGAACTGAGAGATTGGAAAACTCTGACGAGAAAATCAAAGAGAGATTAGAAAGATTAGAGAATGAGTGGGACAGATTAGCTGAGTTAATTCACAACTAACAACAAACAAAAACAAAGGGAGCTTAATAACTCCCTTTTTTTATTACCATATATTATAAGTCCCTTTATGTGGATTATCTAACTGCATCATCACAGCATAACGTGCAGCGTCTATTGCGTGATTCCATTTATCAACAGGTTTGTTAAGAGTGTTACCTTCTTTATCTGTCATCCATATATAACTTCTAAGCTCTTTAATTAGATTAGTAGATTGTTTAGTAACATACATCTTATTCTGATTCATAAGATTGATACCGTATACTATTGAGTCTCTACCTTTCTTTACAGGTTCTATAAGATGACCATAAGTTTTAAGTTCTGCAATTGATTTCGGTTCAGCACTATCTGCCCATATCATATCAGATATACCTTTACTATTTAATTCATTACTTATATCTATGTTTAACATCTTCTTTTTATAGAAGACCTCATCTAATATGTAACCATCATTCCATTTGTATAATCCAACACAAGCCGAACTATCGTTGGTATATCCAAAGTCAATACCATAGCATAGAATCCTTGCCTCTTCAGGTAGTTTATCTAATTGTTTCCAATCAGGTACACAAGCTCCTTGCAGATTACCTAATTGACCTAATCCATATACCTTCCAATAGTTAGCCCAATACTCAGATGTCTTAGCCTTCTCTCTTGCTGATTCTAATTCATCTACAATACTCTGAGGCAATGCTTCATTATCTTTATATGTAGTTATTATAAAGTCTGTGTCATCGTTTCCTATAAGCTCTGAGTGTGCCCAAAAAGGAGCTGATGGGTTATAGTCAATCCATATAGTTCCATTTGTTCTTATAGATAACTGTTGGTAAGCATCAAAAGGAATGTTGTTAGCCTCATTCATATACAATACATTTCTCCTTGCTCCACGCAGTTTAGATTCATCATCTGCTGAAAAGAACTCTATATAGCTTCCATTTGTAAAGGAGTATTTTAAGAGTGTTTTATTAAACTGAGCAGGGTTATACCTACCTGTGAGCATCATAATCTTTAAGAAGTCTTTTAATGCACCTCTACGCAGATGAGGTATAGATTCAGATACTACTGAGATTTCTTTGTTAGGGTTCTTTATAGCTTCATCTATAAGTATAGGCAGGATACCAAATGTCTTACCTGAAGATGAGCCTCCTTGTACCACTCTCTTCCTCTTCTTCAGCTTAAGCATCTTCTTGATGGAAGTAGTTACTATGAATTGCTGTTGTTCCATTCTTTGTCTTTTAAGAGTAGTTTATTTATTCTTTCAATATTAGCCTCTCTGAACTC